TGATTAATATGTTTGTAGGTTTCATTAATTATTCCTCTGACTATTAAAGGTATCTTGTTGTGGTGTATCTTGTATTGGATATGGATTAGATATTGTATATTCTATATTTGAGTAGTCAACCTTTTTAGCTGGTTGACCATCGGTTAATTCAACAACTATAAGTGCTGAAATGAACCCTAAAGCGAAATATACAAAAGTTATGTGTGTAATCATTTTCCATGTTCTTTCACATTTATAATTTGAAAAATCTTTGTCGGTATTATATTCAGTCCTGTCTCATTAGTAAGTATCAATGAATTCTGAAATTCTGTCCAATCAACCATAAACTTTTTATCCAATATCCCATTATTCTTAGAACGAATCACTTCATTTAATGCATTAATTGTATATAATGTATTGGTTTGTTTCTTTCTATGCAGTGAGATTGTATCTATTATACCTTCTTGAAATCCATCATCAAACTCTACATTATAAGTACAGATTAATTGTGATGGATCATTTTGATTTGAAAATACATAAATCTTATCATATAAAATATCATTACACTCAATGATAATATTAACAACATCTTCTAAGTCGGTTTGGCGAGTGAATGTACATAGTAGTTGAGTTTTCATATTATCCACCCCATTTCGCACTTAACATTTCAAGTGTTGCCTGTGTTGAACCATTAAATCGAATATTCATTTTTAAAGTACCAGTACCATATGCTTTATTGAAAACCTTAAACTCAAATACAACACCTGCTGCAGTATTAGTATCAGTAATATTAATCTTTCCTTTTAATTCTAATCCACCACTTGATTGATACTTTTGAACTTTAGCTCCTTTACCCGAAGTACTCCCTACTACCTTAAAAAAGGTAGGACTATAATCAGTAATTCCAAGAGCAAATGCTGCAGTATCTACAAATGTTGATTTACTTTGTTTTAATAAATCAGCCATAAACTTAAACATCTTTAGTGATGCATATTTTTGATATAAGAACTCAGCACTTTTAACACCAGTTAGTTTACCCTTATCATCTATTCCGATGTTAAAATCTGAACCATATTTATAAGAATATCTACTACTATCTAATTTACCAGATATTTCTTTTCTCCACTCACTTATTTGGTCTGATACTGAAACTGCCCACCCACTTGGTTCTTCATCAGGTAATTCTTGTTCACCTTTAGTTAAATTATAATCAAATTTTGTTGTTAAAGAATCCCAACTCTTTAAATATCCTTTTCCTTTACCAGCTTGTGCTTTTGCCTGTTTTAAAGATACACCGACAATATTACCATCCGTAGCTCCCCAATCGGATACGAATAAATTATTTAATGGAGCAATTCGTTCTACTTCAGAATCACCCGTACCAGCACTTATTGTAGGTGAACCTTTTACAAGAAAAGCATCTGCTGGATTCCATTTATCAGGATGTAAACCTGTAATACCTTTTGCAGTACTTCTAGCAGAAGAATGTAATTTATCTCTATCCCACTTCCAAGAACCATAACTTGATTTACATTTTAATGCAATAGATAATGGGTCATTTAATTGATTTAAAATATCTTTTTTAGGTTTTTCTGTTGGTAATCCACTTAACCATTTCTTTATATCACTTTTTGTTTTAGAACTTTCACCTTGTATTCCACTTATATTCTTTATTAATATAGAAAGAATTTTCTTTATATTTTGTGGTGTAACTGGAGATTTAACATCACTCTGAAACATTAAACCTACCATTCCCTCTTTCATATCAGTAGTAGTTGCACCTGCAGCTTTACCTGTTTTCAATCCCTTAAATGCTATAAGAATATTAACATACTTTGGTCTCCATGGCAATTTACCACTTACTGATTGTGTATGTTTTTTCCATCCACCTTTTTGCAATCTAACTTTATTAATAAATATTTTTTGTGCAGCATCAACAACAGGACCTCTACTATCTCTACCAATTTCTTTTAAATCTAAAACTACTTGTACCGATGGTTCTTTTCCTTTTTTTAAGTTAACCACTTCCATACTTCTAATACTTACTTTTCCACCTGTACTTGAATCTTTAGCTAATCTTTTAACAAAATCATCTACATATTTTTTAATAGCATCGTGTGGATTATCACCTCGTTTATCACCATAAACTTCACCAAACCCACCACTATCAAATTTAGCCTCTGTAAGTGTTTTTATTAACTCGATACGAGCATCAGCAGGCCATTTGAATTCTTTCAATACATCATATAATTTAATTAAATGTTGTTCGTTTTCAAAATCAGGACTTCCTTCATGAACTCTATAACTTAACTCATTTAATATTTTTTTAATGTCTGTTATCATTTAATTTCCTTACTCCACGGCGATACTTTTACTGGAAGATTATAACCCAATGCCACACCTAACATCAATCGTGTATTTCCACCTAATAAATATAAAGTTCCTTTATTATCTTTAATCACGATAGGTGGTGCAAATGGAACTTTCTTTTTAATACCATCTATAATTCTTTTATAATTTTTTTTATATTTTTTAGCCATTTCAATGGCCTTTTCCAATCTATCATCAGGATGAGTATCCAATATTTCACCTACATCAGTATTACTTATAGCCCTTAATTCTGTTTCATCAAAAAATTCGTATGGTGCAGTTTTTATACTGCTCCTACCATCATCTCTATCTTTCCACATTTTTGGCAATTTGGATTGAGTATAATCATTTCTAAAATACTCATCTATTTCCTCTTCAATTTCATCATGTTTATATGGACGAAAATATTTGTAATTTTTTAATGATTCAATTAATATGTCTTTTAAACTATACATTAAATTTCTCTGTTATGTCTCGCATCTCATGATAGTTATCTCCCATTGATACTTTAGTTGGATATTTACCATCTTGTTCTAATATACCCTTTACTTTCTTTAGATAATCTAACCCATCTTCCTTATCAAAGTCAAGCAAAAAAGAATCGTAATTATACAACACTAATCTACTAGCATACTCTCCATTCTCTATCTCTGGTAATAGAGTATTTAAAATCCTAATGTTATTTTCTGTTTCTAACAATTGTACTTTATAATTAAATACTTTATTCGGATTCATAGATTGCATATTTTTCCTGTATATTTTCCGATAATAAATATCTGATTCTATGAAATCCTGTCTTTTATATACCCCCCACAAGTCCTTTATATACTCGTCTACCATACCAAAGAACGGGTTTTCTTTCATTTCAGTAGTTATACCACCATATAAATACTTGAAAGTTAATGATTTTCCTTCATCATAACTCAATCCATATGTTTTTGCTAAGTGTTCGTGTGCCGAACCATTCGGGAATTCATAACCAATTAAATCACCTATTAATCGTGGGTGATACGCATCAAAATCAAACTCAACCAATACACCACCTTTATGTCTACTGATAAATTGTTTTCTACTACCATCTTTTTTATTGAGAGCTGCAAAGTTCATACCACCAAATCTATTACTTGGACGACCTGTTGATGTGTATGGATTATACTCTGAATATACCACTTTTTCATCTGTAGTGTATAATCCTTTATCTTCTATTTTTAATAAAACTTCCAAGATAGTTTGGTCATAATCTTTTTCAAAATTTCTAATTAAGTCTTCTGATAAATTACTAAAGTATTCGGCATGTTTTACTAATGGAATAACATCATTTACATTTTCTTTCTCATAATGTAATCTATAATTATGATGATGTGCATTTGTTAAATGTTTATCAAAATCATATGGTTCATTTGTTTTCATATAATGACACCAATTCAAATCATATACTTCTGTTGAATTTATCATTGAACAATGTTTATAAGATTTTAAATCAGATACAAGTATTGTTGAATTAGTATCCCATTGTACTGTATCTTCTGAAAACCTTTCATTATGATGAACTGGTATAATATATTCATTCTGTAAAGTTCTAATATAATAACAAGATACACGATTCTCTTTTGGATGTTTATTCACATCGGAATACATTTGTAAATATATAAGTGGGTGTTTCCGAATCTTCTTTAAAGCATCGGACAACTTTTCCATTGTATTAATTATTATCATTGACCTATCTTATGTTTAACATAAGTAACTATTTGTTCTGCAATATTTGTTTTACAATATTTATCCATTCCTTCAAATCCTGGTGAAGAGTTAACCTCACATATACTATACGATTCCCCATCAAATAACAAGTCCACTCCTGCTATATCCAAACCAAGTAATCTTGCAGATTCACCACCCAACCATTCTATATCTGCATCAATTTGATATGGAATACCTTCACCACCTCTTGTGATATTAGCTCTGAAATCACCATCTACTGATTGTCTCATCATACAACCAACAACTTTACCATTGACAACAAGCACTCTCAAATCTTTACCATGAGAATCTTTAATAAATTCTTGAATGATAATATTGTAACTTGGTTTCGTTATCTCTGCCATTTTCAATAATTGTTGTAATTGGTTTCTATTCTCACACAGAAATACACCTGCTCCAAAAGAACCACTAAGAGTTTTTATAATTGCAGGATATCCTATGTTCTTTTCTACAAATTCTACATTAATTGGGTGTTTAACCAATAGTGTTTTTGGTACTGGTAGATTTGATTGTCCTAATACTTGTTGTGTGTATAACTTATCTTTAACATTATCTATCGAATCACTACCATTAATAAGTATCACTCCCAACCGCTCTAAATGTCGAATAATTGCTTTAATAAAGTAAGTTGTTCCACTACCTGTTCGTGGTATTACAAAATCTGGAAGTGTTCTCGCCTTACCATCAACCAAAATACTTTTCCTATCATCTCTATCTACAAAAATATCTACAGCGTCTGGGTGCACTACTCGAACCTTAATTTCTTGTTTCTCAAATTCTTCTATAAGTTTTTGAGTTTCCCAAGACTCTTCTATAGGATTTTTATATAATATCCAACCGTTCATTTATTAACCTTTGTTATTTTTTCGTACCAGGGACTAAACCAATTTAATACATCGGTTTGACTTCCATACACTTTTAATAAATCTCTTTTCTTCATTAATAAATCATTAGGTAATCTAACATCATGATTTTTATCAAAACACCATAACAACTCTGGTCTTAAATGATTTAATATATCGTGTAATGCTCTATGTCTTGGATGACCATATTCACCTTGTTTATTATGTGTTACTATTTTTTTATATTTTCTTTCTCTCAATACTCTTAACAATTCATAGATAAGTTTTTCTCTATGATAATCTTCCCCACCTTTATACCCTGTCCAATGTTCAAATTCTTTTATCCCTATAAACTTCATAGAGGCTATAAGTTCTTTTTTTCTAACTTCATTATGACATTCATCCACTACTACAACTTTATATTCGTCTGAATGTGTTAATAATTCAGCTCCACCGAATAGTGCTTCGTCATCAGGGTGTGCTACAATCATTATCTTATCAATCATATTAAATACATTTGTTTATAATTAAATACATTAGTAAACATATCATCCAAACAACTATACTACTTGGTTTAGGTAATAACTCTTTCCAATTAATCACTATAATATACCTTTACATTTTTATGGTTTTGTAAAATGGATGCTGGTATATCTTCAGTAATATTACCATACATCGCTTGTTCTAAAATATCTTTTTTATGTTTTCCATTTGCCATTAATACTATTTTCTTTGAACTCATAATTGGTTTCAATCCCATAGTAACTGCTTGTGTTGGTACTTCATCTATAGTTGGAAAAAATCTTGAATTATCTTTAATTGTTTCTTCGTTTAAATCTACCATTCTTGTTTCTGAATCAAATGAAGAACCAGGTTCATTAAAAGCTATATGTCCATTACCACCAATACCCAATAAACATAAATCAACTTCAGTTCCATAACTCAAATCTGGCCACACTGCAGTATCACCTGGAAAATATATATTATCATCATTCATATTAATATGTTTAAATAAATTTTCCATCATAAAATATCTATAACTTTGGTCCTGAATTGTATTATCAACATATTCATCTAAATTATATGTAGTTGTGGTACTCCAATCTAATTGTCTACTTACAAGTTCTTTATATAAACTAAGTGGTGTTGAACCTGTAGGTAATATTAATTTAGGTTCTGGTAATGTTAATGTATGTTCAACTATATCTGCTACATGACTACCTAATTCCAAATAACTACTTAACTCTTTAATTTTATTCATTCAAATATTCCTCACTCCACAATTTAGTTGTTTCTGGAAATACTTCTAACATTATTTTCTTTAATGCTTTCGCATATTCTTGTATCTCTACTTGAGCTGTTGGTTCATCTCTCAATTCTATGAAGTTCATCACACTTTGAAATGATGCAGTCCACCACACCTTTGTATAAACCGTCAATGGTAAAATACTTCTTGCCTGTTCTCTTGCAACACCCATCTCTAATAAATCTTCATATGCTGATATAGCTTCTCGTTGACCAATTTCCCAAGTTCTTTTTGCATACGCTTGTTTATCTACCAAACCATCACTTGCTTGTTTATTATCATCCGATTGTTTACGAAACTCTGTTGGTTGATAGAACTCATCATAAGGAACATATCTTCCACTTATCTCATTCCATGCATGGTCTTTCGTTGGATGGTTTGATGTGGTTTCTATACCAACTACATGCTTATACCATTGTCTCATTACAAATTCAGGTGCTTTAATAATAACTTGAATATGTTGATGTCTAAATGGTGAGAAGTGTTTGTGTTTGATTAAAAACTTTGATAATTTCTTATCTTTGTCTGTAAATTCTTTACTACGACTACCAAATGATACACGAGCTGCATTTACTGGAGTTAAATCATCTCCAAGTGTATCTATTAATTCAATATAACCTTTATCCAATACATCAATTTTCACTATGCACTTCCTTTTAATTTAATCATTTCTATTAATTCATCACTTCTTTCTTTTTTATATTTTTCACGAATTTTTGTTGCTGATATCTCACCAATTTCTGTAGGTGGTGTGTGTTCTATAACATCATATCCCACTCCTCTACCATAATTTACAGATTCTATATCAGGTATTATCATAAGTTTAACTTGTTCAACTCTAATATAATCTGATAACTCTCTTGATAACATATCAAATACTTCTTCAGAAGTGAATGGATTGTTTTTATCTGGCATCATATCTCGAATACAAATCAAAACATTCTTACCCTCTTTCAATCGTTGTTCTATTAACCATTGATGTCCTTTATGCCAAGGTTGCCATCTGCCGATAAACATCGAATATTTCATCTACACTCTCCTCTATTGTTTTGTCTGTATTTATATCTGTAAAATTGTGAAGTGGTGGTTCATAACCGTCTACGAAATAATCTTCCTTACCTCGTATCTCCGTTGTGTGAAGATAAAACTCTGCAATATTTCTATTCGATTTTAATTTTTCTCGTTGATCTCTGTATGGTGATACCATAGATACAATAACTATAAAACCTTTATCATCTAAAACTCTCGTCATATTTATTGCAAATTGGATATTCTTTCTACGACCTTTTTCTGAGTAATCTTTATTATCCAATACATCTCTTAAATCATCTCCATCTAAATGCACAACTGCTTCAGATGTATAAGAAATTAATCTATTGTAAAATTCTGTTGCTAATGTAGTTTTACCAGAACCTGGCTGACCTGTGAACCATATAACCATTTACTATAACCTTTACTAATTATAAATATACATTCCAAATCCCAAATACATATTTATTCCTGTGGTGTTTGGTTTTCTCTTGCTTTAACATGAAAATCTACAAAACTAATCGATTCCGTTCCATCCCCTATTACTTCTTTAGTTTCTTCTTCTATTAATTTACCTGTATCTTTCTTTAAACCTTTCATATCAATTCTCATTTGTCCTGTAATTGAAGTTGTCCATCCAGATGCGTCTAATTGATGGTCTTGTGAAGATACTTGAAATAATGCATACTTCCTATAAACTTCGGGTAAATAATCTACTGCAAACATATCATACAAATCTATTCCGCCGATACCAGCCATAGTAAAAGTAACACCTAATGGTACAAGTGGATCAATTTCATATTGAGCTTCTGGAGACATAGTTAATAAGTATATCATAGTTTTTTCATAACTTGGTATCATTGTACCATCTGGATTCCAAATTAAACCAACATTTTGTGGTGTATCTACATTAAACCAATTATATGCTTCATCAAATTTATCAATTTCTTCTTCAGTTAATCTATTTGATTCTAATTCTTTAATAATTTCATTTGGTGATTTATCTCCCATTGGCTGTGTAAAAGAATCGCTTGCAGGTTTAAATTCAACTGCAGAATCTTGTTTTGTATTTATTGATCTCTTTGCTATTTTACCTTCAGCTGATGGATAAGTGATATTTTTAAGTACTACATCTTTATGTTTATCTTTATCATCTCCACCTGCACCTGATAAATCAATATTTTGTAATTCAGCTAAAGCTCTAAGTCCAAAATCTTCTGGTTTTTGTGTACCTGAATCTCCTTTTTTCTTTGTATTTTTATTAGTATGAAACATTGCCATTGTTGCCTGTGCTGAACTCAACTTAACATCCATATCAAAACTTTTCAGTAACGAATCTTTACCAAAATTTCTAAAAACAAATGTACGATTACAATCTCTTGCTTTAGATTCTGTATGTGTCATATCTAATTCTGGATTAACATCTCCTACTCTATATCTTGTAGAATATAAATCAACAACTCCAATTTGTCCAGTATTATTTGTTTGGCACACAACTTTAAAATCCCAATAACTACCATATTGAGCATTTACAGTTGACCAAAAACTATTCAAAGCACTTTCTAAATCTCGAACACCACCTGAAAATTGTGATTTTAAAAACTCACTACTAAATAAAAAATTTCTTATAATTCCCTTTCCTTCGACTGAAGGTGTAAGAGATTCATCTTTATCTGTATCTGGGTCATTTACAGTTTTCATCTCTTCAGCAGTCAGTTCAAATTTTGGAATTCTTTCCGGATCATCTTTAATTGCTTGTAAAGTATGAAAAAAATCAGTATAATCCTTTAAAGTTTCACTTCCTTCAAATTTCTTATTCATTAATGCACCAATTCCACTATTTTTTAATCCTTCTTTACCTTGTGTTGGAATTATACCAGCAGTCTTTCCTGGTAAAATAATATGTTTTGAAATTGTAAATAAATTTTTACCACTTCTGCATGTAGTAGGTCCAGTTATAACTTCAGGTTCTTTATTCCCCTTCTTATCCATATTAAATGTAATACCCATACTTCGTACTGAAGTCATTAATTTTGTATTTGGATTTCCATAATCTTTAGTACCATCTGGTTGTGGTAAATTTTCACCCTCTGTAGTAAATGCAAAAAATGTATTCAATACTATATCTTCGAAATACGCCCAATTACACCATCCTTTTTCTCCATCATGATAAACTCCTTGTTCTTTTTTCTTATAGGCTTCTTTTAAATTATTATCAAAATTCTCCATAAACTTTTCAAAAAATAAGTTTGAATTATTATAAGCTTCTTCTCTTACTTTAGAATTATTTTCTACTGTAATTTCATTAACTGCTTCTTCTGGTGCAGGGTCTATTTGTCCTTTAAATAGTGTACTCCCCATTGAAGTTAATTCTGTAGTACAATCGAATCCACCTTGATCATTAATTTTATAACTAAATGATTTTATTTTACCTATTGCACAATAATAATCTCCACCTGCCAGTTTTATTCTTTCATTTGTTGCTCTAAATATTTGAACCATATCATTTGCATCTGTTACTGGTGGTGCTTTTTTATCTGGATCAGGTGTTCCACTATGTGAAATTCCATTATTTTTACCCCATCCAAATTCAACCAATACTAATCTACCATGTGTTAATAAAGAATTTTTATATTTATCAAAATCTCGTATATCCCAAAATTTCCAATTAATAGTTACATTTTGAATTGAATGATTTTTAAATGTTGTACTGATAGATGTAATTCCACTATGTGGTCTAAAAACGGAATTTGCTTTACTTGTGCGTAAACTTTCTTTTGATGTTAATGGTTTATTCATTGGTGTTTTTGCAACTTCTTCACCACCTTCAAAAGCACTCGACAATCTAAATAATTTCTTCTCATCCACTTTTCCATCTTCATCATAATCATAAACGGCAGATGTAACTCTAGCCCAAACTGATTTTGTTAACATTTCATCCATTGCATTTGAAGAGTCAACATTTCTTGGTTGAAGTGGTGAATAAGATTTATCTCTATTTAAAGCATCTATTCGATTGAATAGTGTTTGTTGAATATTTTTATCTATTTGATCAAATTGAAACATTATATACGATTTATTTTAGTGTGTTGTTTTAATATTTCACCTATTTCTGTTGGTATGATTAACTTTTCTCCAACTTCCATTTTAATATTACCTACAAAATTATTATTTGCTCTTGCAATAACCCACCATAAAGTTTGGTCATTATAAAATCTATGAGCAAGAGACATATAAGTATCATCAAATCTAACATAATAAGTTATATCTGAATCTTTTCGTACTATAATAGGGTATTCTGTAGTTGCAAAAACCTTATTCTTTGTTACTCTATCTTTAAGTATTTTAGTGGTTCTATATCTACTCATAGTTTATTTTACAGGTATACCTGCACTCCATTTTGGGTTTCCATCCATCATAGGTCTTGCTGTTTTTCCATTTCGTGGGTCTGTTTCAAATGTTCCAAATTTGTTTTTTCCAACACCCATATCGTTCAACCAAGGCACTTCATAATGTTTACCTAATGTGTGTGGTAAATACTTACCAACATGAACAAACTCAACACTCACACTAAACACTTGTGGTATTTGGTGTCCTTCATCCAATTCCCAAGTAGCATTCTCTTCCATTGTGATTGCAATAGAACTAAAATATCCTGGAGTATTATTGAATAAATCTCCAATGGTTAAATAAATGTATGGTGCTACTGGTCTCTCTTCATCATCAGTATCTAAAATCTTTTTAAATGTAGGATAACCCAATCCCATTAAATAATTCATCTTCTCTTGAATGATTGGTATTTCTTGTTTAGTAAATGCTGCTACTTTAAAATCAAACGATACACTTCTATCTGCCCCACCATATAAATGAATAGAATCTGGTCTACCAATATATTTTTCAGTAGTCCAACTTGGTGTAACGGTATCGGTTATTGTACCGATATGTGCAGGAAATACTAACCACTTACCATTTACCGCATCTCTTATTCTAAATTTTATAAAATCTTTTGGTAATGTAGTATCTGCAGTTGGAGCCCAATTTAACTTATCAAACTTACCACCATAAGGAACTTGTAAAGTATTACTTACACCAACACTATAAAGTTTACCAGTATCACTTCCATCTGAACTTTTTATAAGACTCTTTCCTAAATTATATTTTTCTCCTGATACTTTACCTTCTTCTGTATCCCTATGTAAAGCCCATAGTCCAGTATCATCTAATTCTGTTCCAGTTGCATTTATAAAAACATTTCCAGCTTCCATAGTAGATGATTCTTTTGGTGCTTCTTTCTTTATCACATCTTTATAGTCATATTTTTTCTCACTAAATGGGCCCATAGTACTTTTTACCGAATGTACTGGGTCTTCAAATGCATTATTTCCTAAACCAAGAGCACCTAATAATCCCCCAACTGGACTAGCTACTACTGGGGTTTCAATTCTTGTCTTATGTAAACCAACTAATCTATTATCTTTTCTACCTGCTCCAGAAACTCCTAATGCACCAAGTGCTGAACTAAATAAACTACCAAGTAAACCCTGTTCCTCTTCTTCTGGAGTTGTTATATTTACACCATCAAGTGATGTATCATATGAAGGTGGATCATTAACATCTAAAAATGTTCCATTAGTATGTCGTGGTAAATGTAGTCCAGGTACAATTGAACCTATTACACCAAGTGGATTAAATATTCTATTTTCTATAATTGGGTTTTGAGCCTGTAAAACAAATTGTTTCAAATTCCAAATGATACCTCTTGGTGTTAATGTCCATTTTGCAAATCTAATTGCATCTTCTGCAGTTCTAACAACATTTAAGGCCAAACCACCTCTGAAAATTCCCTCATCTAAACCAATACTATCATAACCATCACCAATATCGTGAACTATAAATGGTTCATCAAAACCAAAGTTATTTGGTTCTCGTAATGCTTTTGCCATACCACCTTTAAATTCATAAAGTTTATCTATATCTCTTAACCTAAGTTCTGAATGAAGTTTACCCTCTTCACCATCAATAGTATTTTCTGCACTTTCACCAAAATCTCCAAGATTTGGTTTATTTGTTCCATAACCAACTCTTGCATTAACCACTCTGTCATAACTTATAGTAATTAAATTACTACCAAAATCTTCAATATCAAAATCTGTATCAACCATTTCTGATACAAATTGTCCACTTGTGAATCTGGCATTTATATCAAACATATCAGTAAATGAACCTTCAGAAAAATTCCAATCATTTCCACTACCAATTATATAATGTGATTCTACATCTTCACCATGTGAAATATTAAGATTAAATCCTGGATGGTTTTCATCACCAAAATAGTTTACCGCGGTTGGTGTAAAACCATCTTGATTTACAAAATTACTTACTTTATGTTCTGGATGTAAATGTAAACCTGTTTGATGTGTATCATCGAAATAATTAACAAATGAACTTTCAAAAATACTTGAATCTTCTAATGGATTATAATCAGGTGTGAAATAATCCGTACCATCGGGATTCATTATATGTATACTTTCTGCATCTGATAATGGATTATAATTAGGTATGAAATAATCAGTTGTTCCCAATCCTGTAATAGCATTCTCAACATACTCGGTTGGATTATTAGTTTGTCTATTGGGTGTAAATCCAGTAGCCTTATCCTCACCAAAATATTCACCTTGTTTCACTCCTACCTTTGAGTAGTTGAAACTTGTAATATCTGTTAACATATCTATAAGTGCCATTATTATTCCTTAGTTAATCCCTCTACTTTAGTACCTGTTTGGTTGTTTGCTTCTATAATTTGTTGTAACATTATCAGAGATTTCTCTTGATACACCTTTGTTGTCTCTGAATCCGTTACTTGATGTTCTGCCATTTTTTTCATTGTATCTGGTTCTTCTGCAGATACTTTTTGTTCTATTGCGGTTGATTGTTCTCCTATAACTTCTGCACTATCTTTATTCGCCTTACTTATATCTCTTGCAGCTAATCCTGCATCTATTGCGAGAGATGCTGCCGTTCCAAGTCCAGGAATTATTGAAGCAGCTCCACTTGCAATTTCTCCTACTGCACCTGCCAAATCACCTTTCATCAATCTACTGAGTCCAAATCCAAGTCCAGCTATAAGTCCTACACCAGGTATTTTCTTTAAAGCACTTTTCGCTAAAGTCTTACCTGCTATTTTTGCAGTTCCTTTTGTAACCGCTGCTTTGGCTGCCGCACCATAAACTTTTTTACCAGTTGATTTCATTATAGCACCACCACCTTTTTTGGTTAATGCTTTTTTACCTGCAACTCCTAAAGCAGCCTTACCCATTAACTTAGTACCACCACTTTTCATAGATTTCAGCATTCCACCTTTTCCAAAACCTTTAAGCATACCCATGCTCCGCGCTGCAGTAAGAAGAAGAGTTACGGCCGTAAGGCCAAGGGTTGCCTTTATTAAAAAACTCATTACTTTTTGTAGGCCCTCAATCCCTTTATTTAAATTTTTGGTCATATTCGCTTGTTGTTTTTTAATATCTTTGTCGGCATCTTTTACTTCCATTTTTCCACCTGCCAACTTACTCAATTCATCTACTGAAACTCCAATTGAATCTGCCAATGCTCTTCTTTGAAGAACATTCATCTTTTCTAATTCTGCCTTACCACCAATTTGTTTTACTACATCTGCGGCTGCTCCTGCTAAATCACCCTCAAGTGCTAATGCTCTTGCCTTATTATAATTTAATTGTTTACCAATTAACATTGAGGCTTCCATTTCTTTCTCTATGGAAGATTCAAAGTCTAATAGGGAATTGGCTATTTTAGCTGTAGTTGCTAAATTTAATCCTAACTTTCTTGCCTGAACTGCAGCCTTAGCTATATTTTTTCCACCATCTAAACCAAACTCAGCAAACATTTCTGTATTTGCTGCAATATCATTCATAATGGCTCCAGGAGCGACATTATTTGATTCTGCTAACGCAGCTGTAAATTCTAAGGTTGCTTTTGCACCCGCTTCACCAGCTGACGAAATTGATTCCATTGCTTTAAAAACTTGAATACCTGTTTCTGAAGAGACACCAAGTGATTTTGACATCAAACCAAAATAATTTACATTTTCTTTTGTAACGGCACCTATTCCACCCAAATTATTTGCTAATTCTCCTGCAATTTTTGTACCATCGATTCCCAATACTGAAAGTGATGAATTAACCAAAGTTAACTTTGAAGCCAACTGTATAGATTGATTAGCGGAAGTTCCCAATTCGTCTTGGAAATCAAAAGCTTGTTTAACTCCCATACTAAGCATTTTAACAACTGCTACTAATGCAGCCAACATTAAAACAAATGGATTTTTTAATAATGCCATTGAAAATAACTCAGCCTGTGCAACCATACCTTTCATGCCCGAAACACTTGATCCTATAGTACCAAGTAATTTGTCAGTAAGTTGATGTTGTACTTGAACTTTTGCAACCATATCTTTATTTTTATCATAAAGTTGTTTAGTAAACTTTGTTTGTTTTTTAAGTTCTTTTACTTTTTCTTTAGCCTCAACAGTACCAATCTTTTCTAACTTTCTAACTTCAGCAGCTGCTTTTAAAATTTTCTTTTTATGTGCTACCATATCGAAAGCTAATGCAGATTCTTTATCGGTAAGATCACGAAGTTCATCTTGGACATCTGAAAGTCCTTGTGTAATTTTTAGTTCTTTCTTCTTAATTGTTAAAATAAGCTTTGCTGATTTAATATCTTTCTCTCGTTCAGCTCTTTGTGTCTTATTTAACCCATCAATACCTTTTAATAATCCTTTGATTTTTTCTTGCTGAGCTGCTTGTTCTTCCGTAAGCTTGATAATTTGTTCAGCATTTTCGAGTGCTCTATCTGAGTCGGCCATTTATTTTTTCCTATTTAAAATTAGAATTAAAATCCTAATTCTCTATCATACTTCATATATTTATTTGGATTCTTTTTAAAATCCTTTATGAAATCTGCAACCTCTTCATTCCCTTTATCTATAATTGATTGAATTTTCTTATCACTAAGTTTTTGAATATCTCTCTTCAGGCGTGCAAAGAAACCCTCTAACAAACCTGCTTCGTGTAATTTTCTTAGTTGTGATTCTTTAATTTTCATGGAATTTTCCCTATATGATTTTATTCAGTAATAAATATCAAACTTTAAGATTTTTGAAATCTTTGCTTAGGTTGTTGTTTTTCTATTTCTGCGTTTTCTTTTTGCCGAGTATCAATTAACAATTTAAGATAAAATCTCCTTAAATATACTGGCATAGTGTAAATTTCGGAAAAGGTGAATCCCTTTCCATGATAAATTATATTGTAAATTTCTTCGTGAAGTTCTTTTTTATAATTCGGACTCAGGCCAAAAAAATCGTACTCCTATTGGTATATTTACCGTATGGAGTTCTCCTATTTGACTTTCGTATTCACAATCAAAATTTATATCAGGTGATACTGAATTATATTTTTTACGAAATGCTTTTGTGTCTAATGATAAGAACTGATTATCAACAAAATTATTAATAGTTTTTCGTTCAGTTTCACCATCAACCGAAATAATTTGTTTTTTTAGACGAGTTGTTAATTCATTTGATACTCCAGTTACCTTTGATAACTTATCATATGCTTTAACTTCTTTATCAATTTCTTTCTCGTCTTTATGTGTGAGTAATTTAAATTCAAGTTTCTTCTTAGTGTTAGGTAAAGTAAATGAAAATTTGTTTTCTTTTGCACTATTAAAAACTTTTTCATCTATTTCCTTATTCTTTAACTCTGTTAAATTAAAAGTATGTTCTACTTCTAATCCCGTATCTGGATCTTCTATCACTACTGTATAGTCTTTACCATATCCCAATACTCTTGTGCCTACCATTAGTGCATTTTTATCACCAATTAGTAAGTCATCTATACTAACTTTAGGGTCTGCGATAACACTTTCTAAAAGTTTATCTATTACTACTCCCTTTTCAATTAAGTTTGTTGAAGTTAATATATCTTCTTCTCTTGCTGTCATATATTTGACATCGATTGTTCCTGAATGAAGTGGACTATCCTCTGGATAGAGTGAACCTTTTGAAGGTAGAGCCAGAACTTCGGTCGGAAAATCGTACTGATTTTCAGCCATTTTTTTTCTCCTATGAAATGTGTTTAAAACCGTTTATTTATAATAACTATTATTTTAATTTAAAATAATCAAATTTATTTTTTTTGTTGTGAAAAAATCTTTTCAGCTCCTGCTATACCGAAACTACCTAATGTAGTTAATAGAAAAGAATTATAAACAACTTCGTTAATTACTAAATCCTTACCAATAGCACCTGTTACAATATCTGCAGTTGCAAATATTACCATCACTGCAAACGCACCAAACCCTATAATAGATTTCTCGTTATATGAGTTATCATCTTTAAAAATATCTTTAAAGGCCATGTTGTTTTCCTTATAGTTTTAGAACGAAAGTACTGCGTAGTCGTAACGAAGTGTTAACGATATATCAGCGACATCTGCTCCATTAGCAAAATCTAAGTCATTGAAGTTAGCGGTTTGTATGAAAGCACCTTTCAATACCCACTCCTCAACTTTATCACCTACTGGACCTAAAAGATTAAATTTAATCTCTTTCTTATAAAAATCTGAATATCCATCACGACCTGTTACTGATTCGTGGTGTAATCTTACCCACTCCATAACTGCCTGTGCTCCACTTGGAACGATTGGATCATATAGAGTTATTTCTAAAGGCTCCCATGTACCTTTACCTTTAATATATCTTTTAATATTGATATGATTAAGTTCAACTTCTTCAAAGGTAATTTGTGGTCGATTCATTGTCTTTACAAAATAAGAAGGTATTCCGTCAATATACATGACGAAACGATTTTTCGTTTTCGGTTCAAACGGTGTAAAAAAGATTTCGTCTGCTGCTAATATGTCGGCCATTTTGTTCTCCATTTTAATTATTTGCCGTTAATTTTTCTTCGATAATAAATATCAGAAATCTAAAAAAAATGAATCTACACACTATAATTATATATCATTATTAGAAGTTTTTTAGAAGTTTTTTCTATAGAGTCAAAATTTTCCCTTAAAAGAAAATGAGACACCCCGACTTTTTGACTTTTTTCGTAGAAATGAAAAACCCACACTCTAAATTGAATGTGGGCTCTTCGTTATAAGACAGTATTTTTATAAGTTAAACTTACTCAGGGAATGCTGCCCCAGTTGGTTGAACAACAAAATCCAACACAATGAACTCTGCAGTTCTCGTAGGTTGAATAAAGATTTGTCCTCTCAACTCATTTCTATCAACAACATCTGGTGTGTTGTTAGAGTCATCCATCACTACTTTAAATGCTGACAAACCACTATTAGCTTGAACTGATTCTAAGAATGGATTAACTATTCCTAAGAATCTGTTTCTTGTTGATGCTGTGTTTTGTTCGAACACCAAGTATCTTGAAGATGAAGCAATGAATTTACGAAGTCTAATTAATAGTCTTCGAACATTGATTCTATCAAGAGCTGATGGTTTTCCCTGTAATGTTTTTTGTCCAAACACTACAACTCCTTGTCCAGGAAAAGATGCAATTGGATTAACACGACCTTCATAAAGAGTATCTCTCTCTGTATGTGTTAGTCTTGTTTTTGCTTCCACTACACTTCCTAATCCACCTCTGTTTAAACCTGCAGGTGCGAACCATTCGTGTGCTACACTATCTGTAAATGCGATTACTCCAGGTAGTACAACTGATGGCGGAACCCAAACTGGTTTAGATTTAGTGGTATCAATCACTTTGACCCAAGGATAATAAGTTGCTGCATAGTTAGTATCAAGAGCGTTTATATCACTAACTGCATTTGATACTGAACGACCCCATCTTGAACCATCCATTACATAGAAAGCATCAGCACGAGCTTCAACTTTACTAATTGCATGTTTGGTTACTGCTGAGTGATATTCATGGACAACACCAGGTGTTACCAATAAATTAATATCATACTCATCAGGGTTACTAATTGCATTAATTGCTCTCTCATATGATTTTGAACCACTTGCTAAAGTACCACTACAATCAAATCCTTGTGTATTTGATGTAGAAATATCAGTACCAGTTGCTTTTAATGTAGTTGGATTATCTCCATCATATCCACCTTGAAGTGGTGCAACAAACTTTAACTGTGCTTTATCAGCTACACTTAATGTTAGTAATGTAGAACCATTAGCTGCAGTATCTACACTTAAATCTGTAGCTGCATTTACATGCCCATACATATTTTCTAAACTAAATGCTGCATTTCCACCTGTACCACCACTTGCTGGTAAAGGTGCTAAGTATTGTTTGTTATTGTCAGCGTCAAAATCCCATCCATAATATTGATTTTTATCAAATTTAGATGTAGATGAATTAGTCTGATTTATCACAAAACTACCACTTGGTACTGTTGAAGTTCCAAGAGTTGGATTAGATACTGCTGCAAAACCATGTGGTACTAATGCTTCATTAATACCTTCAAGTTCTGTTTCATAATCACTAATACGAATATGAACTGAACCATCTGTTCCAGGCCAATCACCATTAAAGGTTAATTTACCTACCGAATCACTTGTTACATATCTATCACCGATTCGTCTTGGTGCATAGTTTGGTGAATCTGGATCAAAATTGAGGTCTACAAATGATTCTAATACTTCTTTATCATTAGTTTCACCAGGATTGTTTCTCAATACACGAAGTGTAAAGTGAGCCCAATCACTACCAGCTTTTCCACCTGCTGCAATTAAATCTGCAATAGCAATTTTGAAATCACCATTAACAGAATTTCCATGTGATTTAGATTTAATCTTAAATAGATTTTTTCTAGCTCCACCACTTAATTGTGAAATGAAGTAAGGTGAAGTTGCCACACTATAATCATGAGTAAAATCTTCACCTGATGATGCTGATGCTGCACTCAATAGTGTAGTTGCATCAAATCCATGTTGAGATGAAAATTCCTTGTATTCTTTATACACATATACATTTGTATTTGTAGTTTGTGGGTCTGAACCAAAAACTTTTGTTACATAGTTATCTGAACCAGTATCAAATGAGATTGTTTTTGCAACACTATTAATTGTTAATGTAGTTGCATTCCAATCAGCACTTGCATCAACAGTAACCATAGCAGCTGCTCCCAAATCTAAAGATGAGTTTGCTCTTGATGGGTGTAATACTGCAACAACTTTAGCAGTTGATCCAGCGGATCCTGTTTGTGCTAATATTGGTGTTAAACTTAATCTTAATGTACTTGGTTGATAACCACCCAATCCTAAGATACGAACTATCGTAACAGAAGGTGCGTGTTTTAAATATTCCTGGGCTGTCATTGGTACATAGAATCGACTATCCAAATCACCAAAGATATTTTTAAATTCTGAAAAACTCGATACACGAGTCGGTGTAAATGCGGGGCCTTTAACGGTTGGACCGATAACTGCAGCACCTATTTCAGCAATACCTTGTGGTAGAAAGGATAAGTCTTTTTCTCGTGTAAATACACCAGGACTTACTATTCTTTCAGCCATTTTTATTCTCCTAAAATGTTATAAATTATTATATATCGGAACGATATATTTCGGTTAATAAATATCACGCAATGATCCCAAAAGGGGCCAACCTGATACTTTTTTAAACTATTAGGAAGCTTTTTCTTGACTGGAAGCTGTATCAGTAGATGATTCTACTGGAGCAGGTGTTTCTACTGGTGTAAATACTCCTGTTTGTGGGTCGAGATTACCTGGACCATACTTTTCATTCAAAGATTTCACAAGTTCTTGTTCTGTAGATTGAGTTTCAGTATACTTTGCTTCTAACTGAACTTCAGTTTCTTCTAATGAATTAAGTTGTTGAACTAAAAGAACCTTTCTTACTTTAACTGCTCCAAAATCGTTTTGGATAGCTGCATAAGAATCTCTCAATCCTGAAAGTGAACTTAACTCTTCAGTTGTGAACTTTACTTCTTTTGATTTTGCCATTATATAACTCCTTATGTTATAACTTTATTAACTATATATAAATATCAAGTTTTTATCCAAAAACTTAATTTTTTTTCTTTAATTCATCAATTTCTTGTTTTAATTCTTTTATTGCTTCTATCAATAATGGTACAATTTTTTCATATTTAACTGCAAGATATCCACTTTCTCTTTCTTCAACGACTTCAGGTAATACTTCTTGTATTTCTTGTGCAACAACACCAACATCATGTCCAGTATGAATAGCTTGTTTATCATTCCAATCAAATTCATACCCACCAATTTTTTCTAATTTATCTAATGGATTAGAAATTGATATTAGATTATCTTTTAATCTCTTATCTGATGAGGCAAATGCTACAACATCACCACCAGCGTGAATATTTTCATTTACACCAAGACCACCATCAACTATAAGTGCTCCTGTTGTTTTACTTGTTGAAGTTGTTGCGTCATCTACACGAACTGTTCCGAATGTTACATCATCACCAGTTCCTACTGCCTGTCCAATTGCTATATCATTTGCATTTGCTGTAACACCAGTTCCACCAACTACATTAAGAGTAATATCTCCACTTCCACCACCTGTCATACCAGTTCCAGAAGTAATTGTTTGGTCTGCGGTAGCTGACGCTTCAATAGCATTTAATTTAGAATGGTCTGCATCTGTAAAAGTGTTTGAGTCAGAACCTGCTTCAACTGCTGCAACTATCTCTGCATTTGATTGGTCGGCTGTTGCTGAAGCTTCAATAGCATTTAATTTAGAATGGTCTGCATCTGTAAAAGTGTTTGAGTCAGAACCTGCTTCAACTGCTGCAACTATCTCTGCATTACTTTGGTCTGCTGTAGCTCCTGATTCTACACTTAATGCAGATAGGACTTCAGCTACGGTTAAACCTTCTACTTCTGTTCCATTGATTCTAAGAAAATCATTATCTGCTACTACATCATTAGCCGTTAAAACATTTCCATCTGAAATACCTTTAGCTAAGGCTTTTACAAATGCGAGATTTGTTACTTCCGAATCCATTAAAGCACCTGCACTTGTTACATTTGTTGTATCTGTTACATCGGCACTTGATTCAACACTATCTAATTTAGTTTCTTGAGCATCTGTCATTAATCTTTTGTTTGATGCATCTGTAAAATTAGTAGTTGTAAATGTAGGTGTTGCTCCACTAACAACTGATTGGTCTAATGCTTTAACAGAACCAATAGACGCTAATTCACTATCCATTAACGCACCTGCACTTGTTACATTTGCTGTATCGGTTACATCTGCACTTGCCTCGATAGCATTTAATTTTGACAAGAGAGCCGCTGTAAATGGGTCTTCGGTGGCCTTTACTGCCGCTAAGTCAGTACATTCACTATCCATTAACGCACCTGCTGCAGTTACATTTGCTGTATCGGTTACATCTGCACCTGCTTCAACTCCTGTAGTAGCACCAACTGTCAAACCTGCTGCTGTTCCTGTTACATTTGTCATCACACCACTTGCTGGTGTACCTAATGCTGGTGTTACTAAGACAGGACTTGTTAAAGTTTTGTTTGTTAAAGTATCTGTCGTTGCCTTTCCAACTACGGTATCTGTCGCATTCGGTAAAGTCCATGTTCTATCATTAGTTGGGTCTACAACGGTTAAAGTTGTTTCATGTCCATCATCTGTAGCTCCCTCAAAAACAATTGAGCTCGTTACCACAAGAGATGCAGTATTTACAAAAGTTTGTGTACCTGAAACATTTATATTAGGTACTACTAATGTTGAAGTACTTGGATTATAAGTAAATGTTCCTGTATCGTCTAATAAAGCATTCGATTCATTGTGTAGAACAATTGGGAAATTTGTATTTGCAGTACTATCCGTAACGGTTGTAGTTGCTGCTAATGTTGCATTTGATACGGTAACTCCTGCTATAACAGTATTTAAAGCAGTACCATTAACAGTAATTGCATCTGCCTCAAGTGTACCATTAATATCTGCATCACCTTCTATATCTAATGACGCACCATCCACTTCACCTGTTACAGTTATACTATCAACATAAGCGTCTTTCCAACGAACTCCTGTAGAACCCAAGTCTACATCACTATCTGATTGTGGCCCTAATATATTATCACCTACATAAACTTGTTCAGTATTATTTGCATAGAAATGTATTTCATCCGCTGTTTCAAAATCTATTTTCGTTTGGTCATCTTCACCAATTTTTATATCTGTTGCTAATAATGAAGTAATAGTAGTTTGTGCTGCATCTATATCAATATCCGCGGTGTTTAAAGTTAAACCATCTCCTGCTGTAATTGCACTTGTAACTGTAAGTGTATCACCACTTACTGCCGTAGTAATTCCTGTTCCACCAGCAATTGTAAGTGTATCAGTTGCAGAATTTGAAGTTGTAGTTCCACTATCACCTGCAACTACATCCCATAAATCTTGGTCACCAGTATTTGTACCACTTGTGTTTTGAATATTTGTTGCAATTGTTGAATTAAGTTCTACCCCACCAATTGTTAAAGTAGTGGCATCAACCTCAACTACACTTGCAGTTACATAACTAAATGATGCACTTGTTGCAGTTAGTGTAGCTCCACTAAATGTTAAATCAGAGTCATCACTTAATACTCCATTTGTTCCTGCAAAAACAACTCTTCCACTTGTTAATCCATCAGGTGTAATTGTAGCTGCTCTTAAATCATAAGCACCTATATCAACATTATTTGCTACAGTTAATGAAGTAATTGCATCTACTGTACCACCATCAATATCTGGTGTATTAATATCAGGACTTGTTAATACTTTATTTGTTAATGTTTGTGAATCTGTTAATTGTACAATATTACTATTCGTGATAGATGAAATTTTAGTTGCTGTATCGGCATTACCAGTTACAGCACCTGTCAATGGCCCTGCGAACGCATCTGAAGTAACCGTACCATCAAAGAAAGCATCTTTAAATTCTAATGTAGATGTTCCCAAGTCAATGTCATTATCTGTAATTGGAGCAAGTACTCCATCTGTTAATTTAAGTTGTTGTGTACCATCAATGTCAAATATAATTGCATTATCTGTACCGAAATCTATATTTGCGTGTGATGAACCATATCCTATAGCAAGACTTGAATTATAAATACTTGTAATTGTTGTTTGTGCCGCATCTATATCTATATCTGCGGAAGTTAAAGTTAAACCATCACCTGCTGTAACTGCACTTGCAATTGTAAGTGTATTACTTGTTGCTGAAGTTGTTATACCTGTACCACCTGCGATAGTAAATGTCTCACTATTTAAATCAATTGCAATTGTACCACTATCTGAACTGACATCTAAATCTTCTGCGGTTATTTGAGCTGCTACATAAGCTTTAATACTTTGTTGGGTCGCAAGTGCTGTTGCACTATCTGAACCCATTGCATCTTCATCGAGAACTGCAGTTACAGTTGCCCCTGAAGTCAAGGTTAAACTATCTATATTGGCAGTACCATCTATGTATAAATCTTTCCATTGAGTTCCTGATGCTCCTAAATCATAGGTATCATCTGCATTTGGTAAAGTAGAACCACTAATTGATATAGTCTGAGCCGATTGACTCATTACTAAAGCGGTTGAAGTATTTAAAGCATCAATACCTTTTGGATCATGAAGGTCTGCTCCTGTTAATTCACTATGTTTTTTTGCCATTTGTACTCGTCTATTGGATGCCCAAACGACTGCTCTATTATTCATTTATATACTCCTAATCGGTTACTAACACTTCACCTGAATTATCTGTTACTGTTGTAAAATTTAAAAATGTTGAACTACTAGCATCAACTACCATTTTTTCCATCAATTCAGGTATCGAATATCCTTGTTCACTTATAACACCATCAACTGCTAATGACCCTGTTACATAAACATCAGCATTTGCTGCATAATATGAACCTGTTGCTTTAAATGGTGATGACGATGTTGATGTTACTGTTACAGCATTACCACTTGTTGTGGCAGTTAATGAACTACCTACAAAATCTATACTTGATACTTGAGATGTTAAAGAAGAACCCTCTTCACTTACTGCGATATTTGCAGTGTCGGCTGCTACACCTGTTATTGCGGAGCCATCACCTTTGAAATAACTTGCCGTTACTTGATTCAGTTGGGCGTTAGAGCCCGAAACTACTACTTTTTTCCAATTTGGCATTTATGTTATCTCCCTACGGTTGGTTACTCTTTCAAGCCCACTTCCTAATGTCGCCAAACATCAGGCCAATAAAGTTAATCTTCAACCCAAAGTTCTCCATCTTGTTCTTTAAGTCTTTGTGTTTCTTTTTGTTGAATTTCTTCTATTTGTTCTTTAACTACATCTTTTTTAGATTTAGTTTCCGTAATCATAGCTTCTTTTCTATTCAACAATTGATATTGAGATTTCAGTTTATTAACAACTTCCATCGCAATACCCAAATGTTTACCTGGAATCATTCCATTCTTAATTGTTTCAAATAAGAATTCAATTTCTTCTTTTTTGAACTTAGCGACTTCATCCACTATAGTTCTTACTTTATTTGCAGTTACTGCCATATATCAACCTTTATTTTAAGTTTAACTAAATATAAATATATCTCCTGTGGATGTATTTACATGCATCATTCCAATTCTATCACCAGCTGCTGAACCGAAATCACTTGGATTTCCACTAGCATCTGCTGCTGAACCACTAACACTAACAACATATTGTCTTGGTGTTATTGTTGTGGAACTATGTGAAGTATCATCAGCTTTTGATAAAGCCCATCTTGAAGCACTATCATCATATCCTAATGATGTACCAGCACCTGCTCCATCTGTTTCAACTACAATACCACCATCTCCACTTGAAGAACCACTTGCCGTTACTCCTGTTGCATTTGTTCCACCAATAGTGATTGTAGATGTTGCGTCCATATTAATGACTCCACCATCTGCATCAATGTCCATTTCAGAAGCACCTAATGTAAGTGCTCCACTTCCATCAATACCTACAGTTGAACCATTAAGTGTAAATGCCCCTGAATTTAAATCAAGAGCTGCTGATGTAGTAATATCTATTTCAGCTGCATTACCAGCGATATTAACACCACCTGCACCATCTAATGTTAATGCTCCAGCACCTGTAGTAACATCAGACGCTGCACCACCTTGAACCGAAACACCCGCAGTAGAGTCAATTGTAATTGCTCCACTTGCATCTAAATCCAGTGCTACAGAGTCAATATCAAGATTACCAGAACCATCATAAATAATAGCTTCAGTATCATCACTAAAGGTTGCTCCACCATCTCCACTAATTAAAATTGTAGAAGTACTATCTATAGTAATTGCTCCACTTGCATCAATATCAAGAGTAGAAGAATCAATATCTACTGCGACATCTGAATCTCCACCAATAGTAATTGCAGAACCATCAATAGTAACTGCTCCAGCCGCATCTATATCAAATGTACTCGATGGGTCAAATGCCATCGTAGTAGATGTCATTGTTAATGCTCCACTTGCATCTAAATCAAATGTAGATGCATCTACATCTATCGCGACATCTGCTGCAACACCAATATCAATACCACCTGCACCATCAATAGCGACTTTACCACTATTTGATGCGTCTATATCTACTCCTGTATGTCCGTCTAATACCAAAGTACCAGCGACTGAATCAAGAGTTAAATTTCCTGCTGAAGTAGACCATGTGGCTGCCGCGGCTGATGTTATTGTCAAACCACCTGCCGATGTCTGTAAAGTTCCAGCGTCTGTTAAGGTTATATCACCTTCTAAAAATAAATCTTGCCATGCTTGTGAAGCTGAACCTAAGTCATATGTATCATCTGCATTTGGAATAAGATTTGAATCAATATCTGCTCCAAAACTAACAGAATCAGTATTTGCATCTCCAAATGTTAGATTACCACCAAAAACACCATTTCCAGACACATTCAAGTGTCCAAATGATCCAGTAGATGCTGAAGATCCTGAAACAGAATTACCACCAATTAATACATCACCACCACCGACAGTAAGTGCGTTTGCTGAATGAGTTAAAGTTACATCACCTGCGTTAAAGTCAACAACTGCTCCACTTGCTAAAAATAAATCACTAAATGCTGTTCCACTCACACCAAGTGCTGAACCATCGTTTGCTGAAGGTTTAACATTACCACCACCTGCATTTATTGAAACATCTGCTGCTGCAACAATTTGTAAATCTGT